GGGGCTGTGGTATTTGCTGGGAAGTACTGAGCAAAAATGGTCTGACCTTGCGCGTTAACGTAAGAGCAGCCCAAGAAAACACCAATGATCTGTGATGTGGTCACAGTTGCACGGGCGGTAGTGATAGCAGATTTGATAATCGTGCCATCGTTAATCATCTCGATGGGGTCACCATAGAAGATGCTTGTGTTGTACGCCGAAGCAATCCGATATTGGCGAGTAGCACCTGCAAAGGGTGTACCACCATACAGATTGAGCGGCTTTAGACCGTAAGGACGGTCAACGGTGGGAAAAGCCATGAAAGACTCCTTGATTTAAGAGCGGGAACCGAAAGTGACCTGGGTTTTGCGTTCAGAGAACTTTTCCATCCGTCGGTCATTTTCACTAAGGTAGGCGCTGTCCACCGACTCCATTTGAGCTTTGTTTTTGGCATCGAAATGCTGCATCCGCTGCTGCAAAAACTCTTCTGGAATACGGCAAAGCAACAAGCCGCCGATTTCAATGCCGCCCTTGAAGCGGCCACTGTCAACGGCAGGCAACATCAACTCCGGATACTCCTCTGCTTTGCAGGGTTCATATCCTTCGCGCAACTTGCTGGAGATGTTTTTGGGATCGTCAGAACCCATGATGCTCAGTCGAATCCAACGATGTTTCCAGCCCGGACGGTCGTCAGGAGAAGGAAGCGTCTCTGGATTGCGCCACGCCTGAACTCGCATGTTTTTTTCACGCGACTCCATCACGCGGGGTGTACGGTTTTGACGCACGGGCGCATCAGTTTGAGCTTGTTGATCCATCATTCACCTCTGTTAAGTAAAGCAACCTGTTTGGCGTACTGCTCTGGGGTAATCCCAAGCTTTCGAGCCAACGAAACTTGAGACGCCTTCAGCTTGACGCGACTTGGCGGGGTACTGCGAGTAGCCGGGGCCACTGGAGTACTTGGTTTTGCACGGCGCGGAGGTTCATCCTCTGCCGGAGTTGACGAATTGCTTGAAGGATCGTCACTGTCCTCATGGCTCTGAGTTTCAAAGTACTCAGGAAATCTTTTTCGCATGGTGCGGTCAACAGTCTGGAAGTACTCGTCCGTACCAACATATTCAGCACCATATTTCTTTTGAAGTTTTTTGTCAAGCCCCATAGCAGAAAGAGTCATTTCATCGTCAACCCCAAACCAATCGCCATTTTTTTCCAACCATCGTTTGGTTTTTGGTGCGACATCCGGCTGCCTTGGGGCGGGCTTGAACTCTTCAGAATCCTCAATGGTGACAGGGCGCATGGTTTGTGCCCGGTCTATTTTGAGGGTTGCCTTTGACACCTGCTCCTGGGCGGCCACGAGAGCATCTGAATCACCTGCCTCAAAAGCATCTTTGAGTTTTTTCTTGGCAACATCAAGCTCGGTTTGCGCTGCCGTCTTTGAGGTTTCAATGAAAGCTTCGCTGCCAAACTTCAGTTGCTCTTTCAAGCGACGGTTCTCTTCGTAGACCTTGCGGGCAAAGTCTTCTGCGGCCAGACGCTCGCGCTCTGCTGCTTCTTTTGCTCGGCGTTCGTCGTGATACCCACGAGTGAACTTCCTCAGTCTGTCTTGGGCCTCTCGGCTGTAAGACGACAGTTCTTCGTCAGTCGGGTCTTGTGGAGGAGGGGCTGTCTTGCGGCCTCGATCTTCCGGCGGGGTGTCATCTTCAATCTCAAGCTCAATCTCAGGAGATTCCTTCTCGGCTTTCTCGTCCTCAGATTTCTCATGAGGGAACTTGAAATCTTCATCGTCAAATTTGTTTGCCATCTATCGCTCCTTACGATGCACGCGAAATGCCACGCGGGTCCTGAACAATAGCCTCGACCGACTCATCATTGATGATGCGGAACTCTCGGCCATGAATCTTCAGGCGGGTGCCTGAATTGGGTCGGACGATGACGAAGTCACCCTCCTTGCACGACGGCCCACTTGGGAATCGAGTCTTATCCTTGAAGCAGTCAGGCCCAAGCTTGATCACAAACAGTACGGGGGTCAGAACCTCCTCGTAGTGCATGGTTTGGGCGGCTTTGAGAATTTCGCTATCCTCATACTCTGCTATCGCCTCGGGCACCACACAAAGCATGTGGTATGTCTTTGGGTCAGGAAGCTGCTTGGCTTTTTCCTCTGCACTTTTATTCAAAATGCCGGATAGGTCCACTGCGGCCACATCGTAATCAATCATTCTTTATCCTTTGCACGAGGTCATCAATCACATGATCTGCGTAGTTAAGACCCCGGATCACTCCGCAGATTTTCTTGTACTCGTCGTACGAATCGGCACGGCTGGCTGCAAGAAAGGACACTTGCTCCTGCCGGTACTTTTCAATTTCTTTTTGCACATGCGCCAAGGCATGGATGGCATCACTCAATTCTGACTCCTGGTTGGTTTTGGTTTGTTCGTCATTGCTCGGTCTTTGGCGATTTGCACACCAAGTCGAGCGCCCTCAAGCTCCATGCCCTTATGAAGCTTGTCTTTTGCAGCGGCTGCATTTGCCGCGACTTGCATAGCTGCAATTTCTTTTTGTGCCGCAATGCGCGATTCTTCGATGCGAAGTTGCGCGTCTTTTGCGGCTGCGTCTGTGGCTTGCTTTTGCGCTTTGAGTTCAAGGTCTTTCATCTTCAATTGAAGCTCTTGCATTTGCATTTGAACCACCGGGTCTTGCATTTGTTGTTGCGCCTGTTGTTGAGCCATTCCTTGCTGCTCGCGCTGCAAAAGCTGCTGGCTTGCTTGGGCTGCAAGCATGGCCACTTGATCTGCGAGTTGGGGTGGGATATTTTGTTTATCGTCGCCCCTTTCTTGCATCGGCGGAAGAGGCATACCCATGGCTTGCTCAACCTCAATTCGGTACTGAAACGCAAGGTGCTCGTTGATGTGGGCCATGGTGGAGGCCACAATCATTTGCGCTGCCGGGTTCATTTGAAGAAGCTGCTGAATCTTCGGGCTCTGCATGGCTGACATGTGAGCCTGAATGTGAGCCTGATGGTTCTGCTCCAAGAAGGCTTTGACCGGCTTTTGTGTCAGCAGGTTCATGTTTTCTTGGACGGGGTCAACCGGCTCTGCGTCATCTTCAATTGGGACGAGTTTGTTGGCATTCTTGATGCCAAGCACCTCCAACATTTGGCGGTGCAGAAGGGGCATGTCGTACAACTGTGGTGCGGTCTGCGCCAATTGCAGGGCTGCTTGGTACTGGACAACCTTCTGCGCCATGGTGGAGGCGTTGGGGTCACTGACCGGGATGACATCGACATTGTCGTAGTCTGACCTACGGGCTGTTGGGCTGCCCTCTTCGGGCTCGTACGAGTACTCCTCCGGCGCATAGTCAGCAATGATGGTCTTGAGGAGTTTGAACTCCTGCTTCATGCTGAAGTGCATACGCGACTGGACTGCGCCCATGACCTTGAGTTGCCGCTCAAGCAGGGCCAGTGTCGTGCCGACCGGGGCGTTGGCCGACATGTCGCTGACATTCATGTCGCCGCTCGATGCAAAGGCGCGGCCCTCTTGGACAATCTGTTGGAACAGCGTGTAGAGGGTTTGGCTCGGCTCCTTGTACGGGAGTGGAAGAATGTTGTCGCGGATCGAGCCAGAGGGTACGTCTACGTCCCGGAACTCTCCTGGGGCAATTGGAGTGTCATCACCCTTAATCCGAAGGCCCCGTGATTTAAGTCCTCCGGGGAGATTCGACAAAGTGCCTGCATCAACCAATTGGCGGATGAGCATGGTAGCGGACTTAGCGTAACCACCAATGAGATGGATAAGGCCGTACCCGTAGAACCCAAACCCTGGGATGTATTGATAGTGGACAAAATGCTGTCGCTTGAGGTGGAGTTTGTCGCCGTCATACCAGTTCCGCCGTACCGCGAGAACTTTACCAGTTCCCTTTTCAACCGTCACGACATATGGCAGGGCAATCCCCGTCATCTCACCCTTTTTGTTTTTGTCTTCAAAGCCCTTGAGGTCCAAGTCAACGTTTATCTCCAAGATTCGGAAACGCTCATCTTGGATTGCCGACATGCCTTGCTCTTCAGCTTTTTGCTTCTCAATGTCGTCAAGCTCTCCTGTTGGTTCACCGAGATCGACATCGCGGTAAAAGCCAGCCTCTTGAAGCTTGAGCAGTTCATTTTTGGTCTTGCGCATGACATGCGTGACCCGCTCTGCTCTCTCGATGCTTGATGCGCCGTAGGGCACAACAATGTCCTCTGCTGGGATAAAGACGGATACTTGGCGGCCAAGGCTCGGGTCGTAGTACACCTTCTTGAAGGCAGACCCGGTGATTGGCAGATTCCAGAGCATCTTTTCATGCTCGGGGCGGTACTCGGACATGACTTCCGTCAACTGGTAGTTCATGTCCGCCTGAACGCGCTGCGCCGACTCTTTCTTTTCCGGCGTTTCTTTGCCGATGATCACGGTCTTGACTGGCCCTGCGGCGGGGAATGTCTCGGTGATGCCTTCGGCTTGGAAGCGGACAACGCTCTCGGTGAGCATGGGGTGGAAAACACCGCAGGCTCCATTCCAGGGCTCAGTCCTCTCCTCATACTTCAAGCCCAGAAGCTTCAGGCCCTCGATGTATGTTTGCACCCACTCCTTGCGGTCGCGCAGGTCTTTCTCAAAATCATCAATCAACTCGGAACCAAGTGAGTTGAGTTCCATGTCATCCATGTAATCGGCAAGGTTTGCGTTGAAATCATCGGGGCCTTCTTCTGCGGGCTCGATGTCAATTTCAAGATCGCCAATGCCGATGGAGACTGATTCGGGGTCTTCGATTTCAATTTCAATCGGCGGGGCAACATCCTCTTCGAGACCAAGGGGCGCTGCGTACAAACCTTTTTCCATTGCCATGATTTTTCCTTAAATAAGTTTCCAGCCACCCTGGCTGTAGGAATCGGGCATCTTTACAGCGCCGCCAGCAGCCATTAATTTCTGTAGGTTTAAAGCGCGTATGGTGCTTCCAGCGCCGCCGCCCATCTGGGCCGGAGTTCCAACTACACCCCGTCCCATGCCACCTCTAGGCACAACTTCTGTGATTGGAGTCCCCCAATGTATGCCTCGACCAGAATCGCCTATTGGGCTTTCGCTGCGGTTAATCTCAACTGGGATTAGCCCCTTCCTGGGGACTGTGGTGAACTGCGCCTCATGAATGACGGTGCCCGCTTTTTTTGGGCCGTAGTCTTGCGCGTAGGTCAGTGCCGCAGTGCCGCTCTTCGTCTCTTTGTTGAAAGACGACGGTTTAAACTGCGTCGCAAGTTCCGCGTTTTGGAACATCCCTGCCATCCGGTTTACATCCTGCGGGCTCATGTAAACGGTTTTGCCAGAACGGGGTTGCAGGCCGGTGGTTGTGTCTTTATGGCCTTCTCCCGACCTGTTGCGCACCGTGCTGCTGTCGGGGTAATGACCATAGGCAGACCCCCGCGAAGTGCGGAACAAATACTCCGGCTCCTCTCCAACAGCTTTCAAAATCGTGTCGTAATCCATCTATTCCTCACACGGTATAGAAGCGATCTTTGCGACCGCGAAAATAAATCGTCTCTTCGGGCTCATCCGAGTCGATTGGGATGAATCCGCCCTGCCTGAACCTCAAAAGAGCCTGTGACGCCGAGTCAACCAAGTCATCATGGTCGCCATTAGGGAACGCGGCCATCTCTTCCATGAGTTCATCGGCCCAGCGGGTATCTGGACACCAGACCACGCCAGACGCAAACAGGTCTGAAATTGCGTTTACACGCGCAATCTTATCCTGTCCCTTGCTTGGTGTGTACTCTGAAAGAGGGATGCCGGTTTGGCGAAGCTCGTAGATCAAAGGGGCACCAGCGGCCCTCTTTTCAACGATCAGGGTGTCTGGGTTCCACTCCTTGTACATCTCAATGGCCTTGGCCTTGAGTTCAGGAAACTCCATTCGGTCCTTGAAGGCGTCAAGAAGGATGATGTTTGTCTTGTAGTTGCCCTTGGAATCGGGATGTTTAAACACTCCCCACGTAGTACATGCAGAGTAGTCTGCGCGGTTGTGTTTTTCAAAGGCTGTATCCCAGGACTGGATGATGTATTCGCATGGCGGGGGCATTTCTGACTCCCAAATTTGCCATTGCTCGCGCTTGACGATAGCGCCTTCTTCGGATGTGGGGTTTTGTTGGTACTGAGCATTCCATTTGGACACTGGAATCTCAGCCCTGATGGCTTCAAGCTCCTCTTTTTTCCAAAATCCGGGCCAAAGAGGGGTTCCGGAGGGCAAAATTGCGGGAAATTCGATGACTTCCCACGCATCTGTGCCGTCTTTTTCCGAATTTTTCATGACTTGGCCGGTCAAATCTATTTTTGACCACCGCGTCATCACAATAATGATTGAACCCCCAGGCTGAAGACGCTGCCGGGGGCCGGATGTGTACCATTCATAGACCCCGTGGTAGACGGCGGGGTTGTTTTGCTTGGCTTCCTGCTCAGAATGCGGGTCGTCAATGATCAAAAGATCAGCGCCCTTACCCGTGACAGCACCGCCAACACCGATGGCGAAGTAATCACCCCCAACAGAGGTATTCCACCGCCCCGCAGCCTTGGAATCAGAAGAAAGTTCCGTCTGAAAGACCTTCTGGTACTCGTTGGACGAGACCAAGTTCCTCACCTTCCGGCCAAAACCAACAGCCAATTCTGCGGTGTGGGCGGTCTGGATGATCTTCTTCTCAGGAAACATCCCAAGAAACCAAGCCGGGAGCAGGTAAGAAGCAAACTCCGACTTCGTATGCCGGGGCGGCATGTTGATGATCAACCTCTTCAACTCACCCCTGGCCACCCTCTCAAAAGCATCAGCCATGATCTGATGATGCTTGCCCGAAATAAACACAGGCCACATCTGCGACACGAAGAAGATGAAGGACTCCCGGCACCTCTCCCGCTTGTCCAACTCCAAAAGCTTCTGTATCTTCCTGCGCTGCTCCAGCCCAACCAGAGGAATCATCCCCTCATAGTCATCAATCTCCTGCCGGGTCAGCAACGTCATAGAGCAGACACCTCACGAGCACTGCGGTCAATCAACTTGATCGAATTGAACTTGTAGGGGCGAATAGTCAAAAGCCCCTCATCCTGCAACTTATGGATGATCCGGTGAATATTCGCCTTTGACTTCATCCCCACACCAGAAGCAATCGTCTGATAAGACGGAGACATCCCATGAAGCCGAATGTACGCCCGGATGAAATCAAGCACGAGTTGATGCTTTGCTGACATATTCCTCTTCCATCACCCGAATGCTGTGGTACGCAATCTTGCACTCAACCATGCACCGCAAAGCCGCCTGACGCGCATCCTCAAACCTGCGAGCAAGCATCGCCTCATGAAGCTCCCTCAAAGCCTTCTCAGCCATCATCGTGGGGTGGGCGTAATCAATCATCCTTAAACAATCCGCGTTTAAACCAAACAAAGTTTAAACACAATAGCGAACGTTTGCAAGTCAGTAATTTCAAAAATATATAGGGGTGGGGGT